CCCCCATGGTTGATCAAAATAACTGATTACCCTCCAAAAGCATACCTCGTCAAAAACGAGAGCTTACCGTTCTCATAGCGATCCTTTTTCATAGATCCTATGAGTAGAATACGATCACACAAATCCATGCGTGCGTACTCCTTACATTTGTAAACGGCAGGATACGGTATACAGTCGGTCCTAGTCAACCACTTCCAGCCAATTCTAAATTGGTCCGGAGGACCCTTGTACTCGGCACTATCTTCAGTTCTTTGTGCAAACCAGCGTAAATATGCTTGGTTCTGACCGATTTTACTCTGTCGCGTGTAATCATAAGGTATTACTACCTTTACACGGCACTTATAAGTCTGTAAGTTAGTGTCCCACTTCTCTCGCACTCTTCCGATAGTTTGTTTGAACCGGATAAAGTTGACTTGAGAGCTAGGTCTTTTCCAACCTAACACAGGAGAATCGTGAGTAACAAAAGGCAAACTACCCTCTTGCTTCTCTAGGAAGTCCCTGAGGTAACGTGCAGCATGAAACCAACCCCGTTTTTCAAACTGGGACTCGGTTTCAATCATGGCCACAACGTCATTAGCACAAGTGGTTAAGTTTTTTCTTAAAAAAACGGGAGTTATGTCCAAGCCATTGTAGGCGTGGACGCCACATGACTCACGAAATTTTGAACGAAAGAAGCTCTTGTCGCGGTTGAGCTTCATGCCAAATTTCGGCAATTCGTCAAAGATATGGGTAGCTATGTCTGACGGTATTACGATGTCGTCACCATATACATACAACCTATCTTTAATCTCGCGGCCTGTTTTGCGCTTAGCTATTGCCAAACACAGGTAATAATGCACCATACCCATTACTGGGAAGCACAACCCCGAACCCATTGGAGCATATTTGTTTAAGCTCAAGATGGGTGCGCCATCGATGTTTGGTGGTGGGGCTACGCGACGAGTTGACAGACACATAAGGGCGTTATGAAACTCTCTGTTGTCTTGGGTAATCCAAGATACGATGTCCCTAGGGACACGATCAGAGCCGCCCTCCATGTCTAGTGTACCGTCTTCCAAGGTTACGGAAGATAGTAGCGCAAGCAGCTGATTTACTGACTGGTCCCCACGGCCTATATGATTTTCAAGGCCAATGAGTTTTATGTGTGACCAAATTGCGCGCGCAAGTCCCTGTTGCAGGAATTGCGCCTCATTCTCTTCGATGCAGATACCGCGCGGTACGCCATAATATTTTTCGACGTACATCATACGTGCGGTAGGTTTACTAATCTGGAATTTTGTAATCCGGATAAAGTTTCGAGCATCATCAATTACACCCCATTTGTTGACGTAAAACCAGTCTTCATATGGAAAGCATTCTTGATGCGTTGTAAAGAGTCTATGCGGCTCGTATCGCATAGGCTGTGGCAGAGGGGAGCTTGTCGCACCAGGACCAGGCCTAGGGATATTTTCTTTCCCATAAGGATCAAAGTCCTGCCAGTCGCGCCTAAAGTAATGGCGTGCTAGCTGTAGTGTTTCAAATGCTTCATTGTCGAGACGATCAAAAACTTTGCCCATCTCTTCATCAACTGCAACGAACTTGGCATAATTCTCGCCAAGAACCTCTACTGAGTAGGTATCCTTGAATTTTTTACATAGGACACCTATCTGGTATATGCATTTTAACGCGTATGCCACTTCTTCATCGTTTTTACCATTAAATACCACGTGCAATACACCCTTCATAAATCTGGGATATTGCGCACCAGTTTGGATTTTCCAACCGGTGTAGGTGGGTACACCCGTCTCTATATGGCTGAATATCGCCTTGACGAGTTTGGGTAGTGCAAATGCAAAAAAACCAAAACCC